TAATAAATCAGTCTAAATCACATGCTGATTTAGATAGAATAAGCGATAGTACTATACCTATGTACTGGGCAACTATATTATATTTTACTAAAAGTGATACTGCTAAAAAAGTGTTTAATTTAGTAGAACATATTAAAGAAAATTATAATTATTATAGGTTAGTGTATAGTATTACAGAAAAAAAGTTTAGGAATGATTTTGCATTTAGTATTGCTGTTCATATGATGCGAGGATTTGTTGAAGACAGCCACTGGCCAACGACCCTTCCGAGTGATATGTGGGTTTCAACAGATAAAGATATTCTAATAGATGCGAAAGGTAGTAAAATTAAGATGTTAGCACATCAAGATTACGACTATACGGCTGTAAAATTGACAGATGCTACTACACATGTAATGAACAAGTTTAGTTTAAATTCTTTTATAGATAAGGAGTTTACTGATGAGTAATGGTATTTGTTTAATTGCACAAAATAATTCAACTACAAACTATGTAAAACAAGCATATGCACTAGCACTTAGTATACTTGCTAAGTCACCTAATACAAATATAAGTTTAATTACAGATGATAACGTGCCATACGATATATTTGATAAAATTATTCCTATACCGTGGAGTGATCGAGCAAATAATACAGACTGGAAAATTGAAAACCGTTGGAAGGTATATCATGTAACTCCTTATAGAAATACTGTTGTATTTGATGTAGATATGTTAGTTCTTGATAATATAGATTATGTTTGGAATAACTGTCACGAACTAGTTTTTACTAACAGTGTAAAAACATATAGAAACGAAGTAATAACTAATAGATATTATCGAAAAACATTTGATTCTAATAATTTACCTGATGTATATGTAGGAATGTATCAGTTTTCAAAGTGTGAAAATACACACAGGTTCTTTGTACTTTTAGATATAATAATGAGTAACTGGAAAGTTTTTTATAAAAAGTATGCTCCTAAAAGTTTCCAAAATTGGTGCAGTGTTGATGTTAGTGTAGCAATAGCACTAAAAATATTAGGCATAGAAGGTGAAACATTACACAAAGATAGTTTGTTATCTTTTACACATATGAAACCTAAAGTTCAAAATTTAAACAGTCCACCTACTAAATGGACAAACAAACTGCCGGTTGATATAGGCAAATCTGGAATAATTATAAATGGTTACAAACAATCAGGTGTATTGCATTATGTTGAAGATGAATTTTTGACTGACGATATAGTAAAATGGCTTGAGGAACAAGTGTAATGTTTTATGTATATTTTGACAACGAAACTAAGAATATACTTAGTATAACAAACGAATTTAGTACTTCAAAATATTACATAACTAAATCTTTTGATGAAGTTGAAAAATTTATTTCAGGTGAGAAAAATTTTAATAGTTATAAAATTATAGAAGACGTTAGAACAAAAGGCAAATACGATCTTGTGCCACAACAATACCAAAGAGAAGTAGAGGATAAGCACTACGCAGGAATCATAAAGAAAACTACAGCACATCAAGACGATTGTATTCAAATTATTAAATCTAATTCAAGTCTGATCGTAAATAATTTTATGAATAAATTAACCTGTGAAGAACTATTAGCTGGCAATGATTATTTAAAAGAATATTATATTGTAGACTGCAACAACCGATTTATTTTATATGATACCTTTAGTATTAATCTAAAAGAACTTGCAGGTACAAAACAAATTAAAATAAGTACTAATGTAAAAAATAAAAATGTTTCTATTCTGACATCAAATAGTCATATAGAACATGTATACGGAGAGAAAATTGAAAATTATTGATTACGATATTATCTATCTGTCCTATGATGAACCTAATGCAGAGAAAAATTACGCAGACTTATGTTCAAAAGTGCCGTGGGCAAAACGTGTACACGGTGTGGAAGGTTCGGATGCAGCACATAAAGTTTGTGCATTACAAAGCGAAACTGATAGGTTTATAACAGTAGATGGTGATAATCAAATTGATCCGGCATTCTTACAACAAGAAATTAATTTTGATGCACACACAGATTTAGAAAATAGTGTTATTAGTTGGTGCGGAAAGAATGTTATTAATGGACTAATGTACGGCAATGGCGGATTAAAATGCTGGCCAAAAGAATATGTATTGAATATGCGTACACATGAAAATGCAGATCCTAATAACAAACAAGCTCAAGTTGACTTCTGTTGGGACTTAAAATATATTCAACAAAATAGTTGTTACAGTTATGTTTACAATAATGCTACCCCGCACCAAGCCTGGAGAGCAGGTTTTAGAGAAGGTGTAAAAATGGCGTTAGATCAGGGAATAAAGCCAACCAAAGAAGATTTTTTGAAAGGACATTGGAAAAACTTACATCGCTTGTGGATATGGCTAATGGTAGGTGCAGATGTTGAAAATGGTCTTTGGGCTATCTACGGAGCAAGACAAGGATTATATAAAACTATGTGTTCTCACTGGGATTATGTCAATGTGCGTGACTTTGAATACTTAAACAGTATGTGGGAACAAGAAGTAAAACACATTAAATTTCTTTATTTGAACGACGAAGTAAACGACTTAGGAGAAAAACTAATACAAGAGTTACGTGTGCCTATTGCAACTGATCCACTAGATCCAGACCAAAGCAAGTTCTTCAAACTTGTATATCAAAACCCTAGTCGTAGCCCTCAGCAACAATTTGTGATTGATCCAGAATGAAAAAAGATACAATATGTGCAATACCGTGGATGCACTTAAATTTTGAACCTAATGGAAAAGTTGTTCCTTGTTGTCTGACCTCCACACATAATTATTTTGCAGGTGATCTAAATACAGATTCTATTGAAGAAATTTGGAACAGTGAAAATATGAAATCACTTCGTTTACAAATGATTAATGGGGAACAGCCTAAAATATGTAGTACTTGTTTTAACAAAGAAAGTGTCACAGGACTAAGCGGACGTATACATAATAATAAAGCATTCCCCCAAGTACTTGAGCGTATTCCAGAAATTACTGATGAAACCGGCCACTGTTCAGAAATGAATTTACTTTACTGGGATTTTAGATTTAGCAATCTTTGTAATCTTAAATGTAGAAGTTGTGGACCGAGGTATAGTAGTGCCTGGGTACCAGATGCAAAAAAACTAGGACTTATTTCTGGTCAAGACAAAGTTTGGAATATAGATTCTGTCGATGATACAAACAACTTTGATTTCTTAACGCAACAAATTAATGTTGTTGAAAAAATTTATTTTGCTGGCGGCGAGCCGTTGATGATGGACGAGCATTGGCAAATACTCAAACTGTTAGATAAAAACAAAAGACATGATGTAAAGATATGTTATAATACAAATTGTACTACATTTACTTACAAAAATAAAGATGTATTTGATTACTGGAAGAATTGGAATGCTGACAAGTTAGAAATATGGCCCAGCATAGATGAAATAGGTCCTAGAGCAGAACTTATACGTTCTGGAACTGTTTGGGACAGAGTAGAAAATAATTTAAAAAGATTAACAACTTTAGATAATGCATTAATAAAACCTGGCATAACAGTGGGTGCTTGGAACGTATTTAGACTTCCTGAAATAATAACACATCTAGTAGACATTGGTGTAATTAACAATAAACAACATCATCAAAACTTTTTTCTTAATTTAATAGAAATGCCATTACATTATAACATTGCTATATTACCAGATAAATTTAAAAACAAGACTAGGAAACGTCTTATAAAATTTATAGGCAGTTTTAACAAAAAGCATAATACAGATATTAGAGAGCATTTTACTCAGATACTATCTGAGCTATCAAAAGCACATAATCCAAACGCCGCACAGCGATTTGTAAACATGACAGCAAAAGTAGACAATGTAAGAAAAGAAAAGTTTTATGATGTCGTTCCGGAATTAAAAATGCTACAAAAGGCGTATGCATCTGATGTATGATATAGCATTTATAAGTTATAACGAAGTGGAAGCAGATCATAACTGGCAACAACTCAAACAAAAGTTTCCATATGCTAAACGCACACACGGCATAAAAGGAATACATCAAGCCCATATCGAAGCTGCAAAAAAAGCCTGTACTAAAATGTTTTATATTGTTGATGCAGATGCTGTTATTTTAAAAGACTTTGACTTTAGTTATGTACCTCCAAAACACGAATTAGATCATGTGCATGTTTGGCGAAGCCAAAATCCTATTAATGATCTAGTATATGGATACGGCGGAGTAAAATTATTTCCTACAAAGGAAACTTTAAATATGGATACTAGTAAACCTGATATGACTACTAGTATTAGTGATAAATTTAAATTAATGCAGGATATATCAAATGTAACAGCATTTAATGTAGATGAATTTAGTACATGGCGTAGTGCATTTAGAGAATGTGCTAAATTAGCAAGTAAAACTATTGATAGACAAAACGAGGAGGAAACAAATGAAAGACTCAGAATATGGACAACAGTGGGAGGAGATGCTCCCTTCGGCAAATACGCTATTAAAGGTGCTATTGCTGGCAGGGAGTTTGGGCTTTCTAGCAGCTCTAATCTTCAGCTAATAAACGACTTTGATTGGTTACAGGAGAAATACAATGCAGATTTCTGAAATACTAGATAGATTAGAATTACTATACCCGGATAATTCTATCTTTAGTGATCTAAGAAAAACCTTATTAAGTCAAGATAAGTTTGCATTGTTTAGAATTATACAAGGATTAACAGGTAGTCAATTAATTGAAGGTATGCGTAAGTATAAAGACGATGCCAGTTTTGATGCAGATTGCTTTAGCAGAGGACAACTAAAAAGTAAATTATGGTTAGTTGAAGAATTAGAAAAAACAAAAGTAGATTTAGGTACAGTATTCTTGTGTGCAGGATGGTATGCAACTCTAGCAACAATGCTTTTTGAAAGTGGAATACGTATCAATAAAATAAGAAGTTTTGATATTGACGATAGTTGCAGATCTATTGCAGAAACTTTCAACAAGCCTTGGGTTAAGCAAGATTGGAAATTTAAAACATCTACCCAAGATATTCATGATATAGATTTTAATTTGCACAAATATACTGTAAAAAGAGCAGATGGATCAGAGTGCGAATTAGACGATTCGCCTGATACTATTATCAATACAAGTTGCGAACATATACATAACTTTGATGAATGGTTTGCAAAAATACCTAAAGGAAAACTTGTCGTACTACAGAGTAATAATTTTGTAGAAGTTGAAGAACATGTAAATTGTGTCAAAGATAGTTTACACTTTGCTGAAATGGCACCTTTAAGTAAAGTATTATTTACAGGAGAATTGCCGTTAGAAAAATATACGAGGTATATGAGAATTGGATTTAGATAATTTAACAGTTAGAGAGCTACAAAAAGAAAGTGCAAGAGCACTGAGCACTATACAAGCGACTAATAATAACATACACCAATTTAACAAACAAGCACATCACAATAGTGAAAATTGGTATAAGGCTGTAATAGAGTGGTATGTAGAACAATATGGCGACTTACCTAGTCGTACAGGACCTGGCAAAGAAATAAAGTTAGTATTAGATGTATAATTACGAAGATATAAAAACAATACACCTTGAGGTAACACAAAACTGTCAAGCAAGTTGTCCTATGTGCGATCGTAATATGAACGGCGAAGGAATTAATCCTCACATAAATTTAGATGAGCTATCTCTTAAAGACTGCAAAGACATATTTACTATAGATTTTATAAAACAATTAGACACAATGTATATG